CTTCTGGTTCTACCGTGAACTCTGGCTTATCTGCCATTGTTCCGTCTGGTTTGATGTAATACCAGCCTGTCTTGTCGGCTGACTGTACGAAAGCATTTGACACCATAGCTCCTTCTTTACCGTCAAGATAGTACCAAGTCTGCTTATGCTTAATCCAACCAGTGACCATCTTACCTTCTTCATCGAAGTAATACCAAGCATTATTGATACGAGCCCAACCAGTGGCCATAGACCCTGAATCCGTGAACCAGTACCAAGCATCCTTGTAGTTCAACCACATACTACGCTTCATGAATCCTTTGTCGTCGAAATAGTACCAAACATCATTGATCTTCTCCCATTTATCGGTTGGGTATGAGCTGTCTTCACGAACCCACCACCAACCATATTGGTTCTGTTGCCAGCCAATTTCAACTTCTTCAGGAGGTACGATATATCCAACGATTTCATCGACAGAGCGCTCGTTGTATCGACAAGGGCCACCTACTTCTAAATAGTCCCAGTTGCCATCGATGTTCTGCTCAATCGTCTTGATAGTATATCCGTCTGAGTCTTCATAGACAAGGCCAGTATGCCCGTAATTGACACCGTCACCAGCTACGTAGGATTTCACGAAGAACCAACCAGCCTTTGGATAGTCAGCGTCATACACGACTTTCAGACCTTGAGAACGTGCTGATTCGAGCAAGTCATAAGCGTTGCCCCAAAGGGTCACACCGTACCAATTTTTAAAAGCGTAGCACGGAACATCCGCACATTGCATCCCGAAAGCATTATCCTGGTCCACCCCATCGCCAGAATTGGCCTTGTCGATGAAGAATTGAATCATTTCCTGTTTTTTAGACATACCTATTCCTCACTTGGTTTCTTGTATTCTAGTGCTCCTGTGCTGTCTGTGATTCCGCTAGTCGTTGGGTCGTTGACCAAACCGATAGCGGTCAAGAATACGAAGACCGCATTTACAAGCAGAATCAGTTTGTTGCCAATATCGCCTAAATCCAGATGATATCCGAAGACTGCTGCACCAGCTTGCAAGACAAGCAAGAGGGCTGGGATTGCAGTCAGCCAAAAGTATTTGTTTTGTAGTCTTAATTTCCAATTAATCATATTATTTCCTTTCTATTATGGCAATTTCGTAGGCCACGCTTCATCTGTCAAGTACGAGATGGCACTTACACGGATATCTCCGATGTCTCGGTCGGTCGGAATGTTCTCGTTAAAAGTGAATTGAATGAAATTTAAGTCAGATTTACCACCTAAGTACCAGATGCCGTAAGGTCTACCCTTGTCGTCATAAGTTGGTCCTACAAGCGAATTCTCGCTTCTAAAACCTTCGGGAATACCGTTAGGACGAACAACTTTAGCTCCTTTATCTCCGCTGCTATTATGTCTTACAAAATCAGGTCCATTTCGTCTGCTTACTCCAAACCAACCCCATGAAAGTCCGCCAAATTGATAAGTAACAAGATTGTTTACTCGTCTGATTTTAATAAACGAGTTGCCTGCTCTAGAGACACTGTTTAACGTCCTCCAACCTGTATCACCAATCAAAACACGCCAACCAGTATTGCCATTGCCACTTTCTTTTATCCATTTCAGAGCTCCGTTCGTCACATTGACATCTACGTAGGTCGTGCCAATTTCAGCAGTGATACGCCCTTCTGGTGAGCCCGTACCACGTATTTCAATCCCAACATTTTCAGGTATCGGCAGAGTGACATTATTACCCCCAGCGATGCCAAGGGTATTTCCTGTCAAGGTCAGTCTTGGTTCAGGCTTTTGGTTCAGAGATTTAACATCCCGACCGACGGCCTTAGCAAATTCTTCTAAATTGCTCATGGCAATCACGCTTTCGCTGCGTTATAAGTTGCTACAAGGTCAAGATTAGCGAATTCGTCGATACGACGGCCGAGATCAGCTAGTTTTTGAACGACTGCGCCTTCAGTGCTACCACTCATTTTAGCGATTTCCTCAGCGATTTCTTTGAGGGTATCAAATTTTTCAGATACCCCTTCACCTAAAATGTCATTCTTGACTGCGGTTTTAGCTTGTTCAATCAGTTGTGTGACTGTCGCACTGTCAATCTTTGTATCGATTAACTGCTTCAGCGCTTTGTGATCCACTCCCAATGCTTGAGCGAATGCGATCCATTTACTTGTATCCATAATTTTTTACACCTTCCCAAGATTATAATACGTGAGCAAATCAGGAATTTCCTGACTTGCTGTGCCATCGCTACCTACAGTTTTTCCTGCAAGCTGCTTCTTAACTTCTTCTGCAATATCCAACTCTTTGAGAGCGTGGATTTCATTTGTGACCAGATTCTTATCCGATTTTGTGATTCTAATTTGAGTCGAGTCGTCGCTTGGGAATGTATATCCCCCCACTGATACCTCGATTTGATATAAGCCAGCAGGTAAAATCATACCTAGATTAAAAGTAACTGCACCATTTGTCACGACTGCTGTTTTGCGTAATTGCTCCTTGCCTCTTGTCAACGTGATAGATGCCTCTTGTCCTTCAAGATGTGGAATCGGCTCATGATTTTCGTCAAGTAAAGAAAAGGTGAATGTGGAAGCCACATCGCCTTGCTTGACTAAAAATCCACCGTCAACTTGTTTGAGATTCGTTGAATTACGAACATAAGTCATTCTGCGCTCCTTTCTCATCTTCGACTAAGATGTCGTCCCTGATTTGCAACGCCTCAAAATTATTGTACAAGTGGTCAATGTAGCCATTACCACCCAAAGCCTTGTAGCTGTTGTGCATGTTTTCGACTACATAGAACTCATCTTTAGTTGTAAAACCACGACGGATAGCTCTACGAATGTCACGATCGAGGTGCGTCCTCATCGTTACAAGGTGCGCATCGTCGTGTAGTTTTAGCTTTGCCTGTACTTCGTCAATTTTGGCGTTGTTCTCATCAGTAGTAATCTGGACATCTTTGATTTGTTTCTTGACTTCACTTAACTCTGAAATGATTTGGTCTGTCTGTTCCTTTGATTTCTTCGGCAGTTTGTAGCTAAGCCAAGCGATAATAATCGGTGAAGCTACTGGTAGCACGTTCATGAAGAAATGCTCTGTTGATTTTAAGACGTCCATACAACACCTCTACTATTCTTTTGGCTCAAACTTCCATGCTGCTCCTGTTCCGTCAAGTTCAAGACGACCGTTACGAGCGAAATCGCTGACTGGTTCGCCATTATACGTGAATTCACGGTTAAGTTGAATCAAGATGCGCTTACCTTCGCCATTCACTTCCGCATGGTTAGGGTCTTCAATCGTGATTAAGTCGTGTGGCATATAATGCTTACCAACTTCAGCAAGTGGAATCAACTCAACCAATTCTTTGTAGTTAGTCCCATAGGCGATTGTCTTGCCTGCTACGGCATTTAAAACGACCGCATGGATGATTTTCCCATAACGGTCGGTTTCAGCTTTGTTATACTTAACTTCTTGGTCTGTTGCAGTCTGTTTAGCTTCAGTCTGAGCCAATTTTTGTTCAGCTTCTTGCAATTTCGCTTGCGCTTGTACAATGGCGCTTGTTGGATCCAGCTCAGTACGGATATGGTCCAGCACTGCTTGAATCAGCACTTCTTCATTATCATTCATGCGATTACCTGGCAATTCAACACGCTCATAGCTGTAGCGTCCAGGTTCTTCTTTCTCAATCGTTACGATAGTGACATTCTTTTCCCCTTTTAAAGTCGGGCTTCCTGTTAATTTGTAAGTCATTTGTTAGTTCCTTCCATTTTTGCTTGTGTTTCTTCAAATAGTTCTTTAAGTGCTGGTTCATATTCCAGCACGGCTTTAAAGACCCGTAATTCAGCCAAAGTCAGCGTATAGCGTGCCTCTAAATTCGCACGATCCAATTCGCCCTCAGCCAAGCGGTTGACAAGCGACTCAGTGACTAGCTTGTCGATTATGTGATTATCCATGTAGTTTCTCCATTTTCTAACTACTGCTAATTCCTAGATGGCTTTCAATTCTGTTCAAGCGTTTCTTGATTGCATCTATATCTGTATGTTTTCGGAAAGCGACTGTTTCAAGTTCACTCCACCAAACAACCTTATTGACACCTCCAGCAGGATTATAGCCATTACCAAAAATGTTACTATTTCCCATATTGATGTTTCCAGCGAATACGGGTGACTGAGTGAATTTTACTGCTCCATAAAAATTCGTGGTACTCTCGCCTGTGAAATTGGTTTCTGCATAGAAATGTACATCATTCCTACAGTACATTTTCCCGTCAGTATTGACGTTCCACGCTCTAGGTCCTGCTTTACTCCAATTGTTTCCCCAATTTGCCCAAAAGGCTGTCCGAGTCTCGCCATGACCCTCGCCATTCCCCATGCCAACCGCGAATTTATTAACCCCAGAAATCCAGTGTCCACCTCCTTGGTCGAATTGTCCAAGCGTGAAGCCACCGATTTTACCTTGATAGGCTTCAAGAAATGTTGAGCTAGACACGACAGATTCAATCTTAGTCGCAAAGATTTCCTTAGATGTCAACTTGTCAATCAAGGCATCTCTAGCGGTCAGATTCTTGATTAAGGCATCATCTACGCTGATTTTTTCGCCTGTGATGGCCCCAGCTTGGATATTTTCAGCAGTCACAGACCCAGCTGCTAACTTACCAGCAGTCACCGCACCATCTACAATCATGTCAGACTTCACTCTGACTTTTGGGGCGATGATGTCAATGCCTTTCGAACTAGTCGAAATGGTCGCGGCTAACTGCTCACCAGTTAAAGTAGTAGAGCCGATGGTCACACCTTCCGGCGTAACTTGCACCCTCGCACTGTTCGCGGCATCTCGCACTTCTTGCCTGATTTCTCTAGCGGTTTGAGCGATGGCACTCTTAACATTCGTATCGAAGAACTGAGTTAGCGCCCCTTGATTATTCTGCTGGATTTTGCCCCATAAGGTACTGTTCGGGTCTCTCAACTCCAGTTCAATAGAGCGCATATCCTTGAAGAGACCTGACAGGGTACGTTGTGTGACAGCTGGTTCTACAAAGCTAGTTGGGAAATCCCCTTGTTCTAGCTGGATATCCGTCAGCACTGTATCTCCCACACAGCCCATGTGATGAAGTTTCAGCAGTTCATCTCGTGTCCGTGGCTGAAAGACCTTATAATACCGCCCGTTATGCTCCAAAGCAGGCGAACGGACATTTTGAATGGTAATATCCATGTGTTAGCCTCCTCTTTTTGTTCCAAAAATATAGGTTTCGTTGTACTTATTGGATAGAAAATCCTCCACTTCGTCCGTATTTTTGAAAATAACGAACAGTTGGTAATTGTAATGTCTTCGGTAGTTCGCAGAAGTTCCAGTATCTTGCTGACCTACTACTACCCTGACTTCAAATATCTTGTTAGAATTTTGAAGCTTCAACACGTTACAGTTCTCTATACCCTCTAAACCATATGGACGACGTTCGGATGTACCTAAGTCAATGAAGGCTCGTTCTGTAGAGCCAAAGCGCCAAAATGAACCGTAGCGGTTTGAAGTGAATCTTAAAACTTCGTCAAACTGGATTGTAACTTTCTCCCAAATCAATCGTGTTCCTAAATATCGCTGGGTGATTTCCTTACCAGCGAAATATATTCCTTCTCTGGCCATATCTCCTCCCTAATCATTCTTGTAGACATCGTAGATAGTATTGTTATCTTTAATCACAATAGAATCATAGAGATATTTCGGCCCAAGCCAATATTTAAGAGGTTGTAATCCGTTCTGATTGAGAATATTTTGACCAGGCGTACCGTCAGCTCCTCTAGCTCCGTCCGTACCTCTGGGGCCTGCTGGACCTGCTGGGCCTCTAGCTCCTTCTGGTCCTGCTGGCCCACGTTCTCCTGCAGCGCCTCTTGCGCCGTCGCTAACATTGTCAAGTCGTGTGCTAGCAGCTGCTTTAATGCCGTTGTACGTTATAACGATGTAGACCTCAAGCCAACCTCCTGAACGCTGAGAAGCATTCCACTGGCCAAACTTACCGTTCGCGTCAGGCGTTTGGCTCAGCAAGCTTTGCCAGTTATTATTCCCAAAACCACGGTAGTAATAATCAACAGTATAGCCACTAGTTAACCGAGTCCCGTCATAGTAGACATCCGCGATCAGATTTAACTGACTGGTTGCACCGTTTCGATAGCTTCCCTCGATACGCACATTCGCATTTAAGCTATGACCGTTATCTCCTCGCAAGCCCTCTCTCTGTTGACTCGTCAAGTCCTCGAATCGCATAACACCGTCTGCGCCTTGTGGTCCTGTTTCTCCACGTTCTCCACGGTCGCCTTTAGGACCTGTTAGATACTGCAAGGCTGAGAAACGGTCACGGCCATTTCCGACCTTGACCTTGCCTGTATCACTCTCGACGCCTAACTCGCCATCTAGCAAGACCAGATTGCTACTTGCCCAATCACTCGCTGACATGCGCTTGTGCTGTACCCTTATTGGGATTGTTTCCGTCATGTTCTTCCTCCATCAAAAATAAAAGTTGGACTCTCGTTCCAACTTCCGTCATATCTAGCATTTTGTCCATCAGCAATCGTCTTATAGACTGGCGCTAGTTCAATCCGTCTTGTCTGATTGTCAACAGTTACAGACTGCTCTAAATCTTGATACCAGTCCCCTGAGAAAGTCAGACGATAGGCACCGTAGTAGACCGCCAAGACCTGCTCCTCTTTCTGAACAAGGTCTTTGTCAATCGCTGGCATGACTGAATTAGCAGGCGCTAAATGGACGTGTCCGCCATAAAACGGATTCTTATTGACTACCACAGTCACATCTGTCTTACCATATGGCGTGCAGGTTGCTGACCAACTGATGACATACTGCTTACCAACCTCAAAACCGTCTCCATTATGACCGACCTCAACAAAATCCGTTCCATAACTAATTTTCTTGGCTGTTCCACCGTTCAAACGGTTCTTGTTGTACTGGGTATTTCCGTCACCACCAATTAGGCTCGCATTGACCCTTGCAGTCTCACTGACCTGTTCCAGTTTCTTGCTCAGTGCAGCAATCGAATCCGCACCGCTCATGAGTTCCTCACGAATCCGCTTCACGAACTCAGGACGCTCTTTCTCCATTTCCTCGTGAATTTTAGCGCCAAATTCTTCGGCCTTAGCCTTGTACTGCTCGATGGAATCCGTGATATCTTTCTCACGCTTGGCAAACTCAGCATCAAAAGCACGGTCGGCGTTTGCGATTGCACGCTCCAGCATAATGTCAAATTGTGTTTCTTGCTTGTCCAAAATCGCATTGGCTACTGCTGACAATCCGCCACCATTTCCTTCTGATTTCACTTTGTCATCAAAGGTAATGGTCAGATAGGCTCCCTGTCCGTTGTTTGCTAAACAGTCGTACTCATAGGCAATTGCTTTCTTATAAACGTCCACATTGTGCTTATAACTTTTCAGGTTAACTATATCGCCCATGTGGACGGTCTGCCCATCAAGTTCATAGGCTTCTATCTTAATGGCATCTGTAGCCTTATCTATGTGTTCGTTAGTAAATTTAGCACTAGCCCACTTTGTCAACTCCTCAACGGTCTGAATGTTGTTATTTGTATAACTTCTTTCGTTGATGTAAGGGTAGGCACCAATTAACGGACTATCAACCGTTATGGCAATCGTTGTATCTTCCTTGGCACCCTCTGCCTTAAATGTAGAGTTGGCGTGAATCCGAGTAACAACATTTTGTGAGTTTTTGGTTCGTTGATAGGATTTTAGGTTTTTGTGGGTAGAGATGATAACACCTCTGTCCTCTCCTCGGTTTCGCTTAATTGAGATAGCGAAATTATCCCGAACCATCTCTCCTTCCCATGTTCCCACGATTGAGTGAGCGCCATCCATTAACACGCTGTAGAGTGTTTCTACTTCTTTTGTGTTGATGGTGCGCCTATCCGTGATATCGCTGGTAAATGAAAAATCATTGATAGGAGACTTAGCAACTTGTACCAATTGAGAAAGAGCCTGCCAGCAACTTTGCTTGTTGACAGACAGAGGATTGATAGACCGCTGCATGACATCATCAGTGATATGATAAGCAGTGATTTCTAAATGATCATCATTCTCTACTGGCTTTTTGATGCGGAACAACTGCGGACCAATCACAGGCGCTGGTGCTTTAATCAACATATCTTCACGGAAAAGCTGATAAATCTCAGAGTCCGTGATAGGGTAGCGAACAGTGAGGATAAAATCCCCGTTCATTTGCTCTTTTATGATTGCTGAAGTCGCTTCGTGTAGTGGAATACCGTTCCATTTAACATTACGAGTATCGCTTTCAAGCAAATATAGCATTATGCCCACCCCCAAACCGTTTCGATTTCAAGCGTTTGAATACCTGGACCTAAAACAACACCAACATTCTGCACTTTCGCTGGATCAACTGTGATAAAATCCCCTGACCATTTCACTGGTTTTCCTGTTGTTGTCTTAAAACTAGGATTATCAGGATTGTTGACCATCACAAGCGGCTCAGCAAGCCTTTCAAGACGAATGACCTGACCAGCAATTGTAAACGAAGTCTCAGCAGCGCTCTGGCCAATGATTGTGATTTTAGGAAAAGCAAGAGCAGAACCTTGCACGGTTAAAGTTCCACTTCTTGTCAATCTCTGTGTATCGGAGCCTTTAAAGTATTTGGTAGGGTGACATGTGAATTTTACATCCACCGTCCATGCACCAAAATCATCTTTAATAATTTTGAAATCATCCACTTTATAGCACCAATATTTCACGCTTGGCTCTTGTTCATTCTCCAACCAAAATTTTTCACGATTTAACAGAGAAGAAAAGCGGTATAAGTCTTCATCCGTTGGGTTAATCAAGCTGATGTGGTAGCTTTTTTCAATCAACCTACGATGCCTATTTGATTGAACAATTGCACCACTGATTCCATCATGTTCTAAAAGACTAGTTTTTGAGGAGGATACGATGACTTGTGGTCGTGTTTCAACCAGAATCTCACATTTAAATGATGATGTTTTCACTCCGTCGATGGTTAACTCATTAATTTTTGTCATGCGAAACCTCCTCTCAAATTAGTTTTTCTTTGTAGTTCTTCAGCAATACGTGTTCCGACTACGTCAGCTAGTCTATTCAAATCTGCTTCTTCTCGGATGGTCACTCCTGAAAAGTTGACATTGATGCTATTCGATGTGTTCATCGTATTAGCAATACTTTGTCCAATGGCACCAAGAGTTGACTTATTGAGTGGAAGGATTGCTTCTGCACCAGCTTCTCCACCAACCATTGCTCTATTTCCATTCATTCCAAATAAAGTCGGCTTGGTCAAGATACCACCCTTGGCATACCACTCTACGCCAATACTTGGCAACCCGTTACTCAACCAGTCAACTGGGTTAAGAGATCCTGAAATACTAAAGTGTGGTAGAGGGATATGAGGCCATCTAAATTCAAAGTTAAAGAATCCCTTAATAGCTTCAATTGCACTACCTACCGCATCTTTAGCACCGTTAATAGCATTTGAAACAGTTGATTTGATAGAGTTCCAAATATTGCTAGCAGTGGATAAGATACCATCAAAAATTCCTGAAATCGTGCTACTCAAATTATTAAACAAATTTGACCCAGTTGAGACCAGGTCAGACCATAAATTGGAAAGGGTAGAAGTAAAACTTGACCACAGAGACTGAGCTCCTGAAATCAAACTTGAGAAAATATTGGACAAGGTGCTAGTAAAGCTAGACCACAAAGACTGTCCCGTTGAGACTACTGAAGACCAAATTTCAGAAAGCCAAGCAGTGAAATTTGACCACGCTGTAGTAGCAGTCGTGACAATATTAGTCCACAATTCAGAGAGCCAAGCGGCGCAAGCGTCCCAAGTCGACTGAAGCCATTCGGATATAGCCCCCCAGTTCATGATGGCCTGAATGATGAGTGTAATAGCGGCAATAGCAGCAACTATTGCCGCTATTACAATTCCAACAGGCGCACCTATTGCACCTATAGCAATGACTAGCGGTGCTATTGCACCAAGCAGTAGCATTACAGCAGTTGTAACGAGGCCAAGAATCACGATAGTCTGTTGATCAGTTTCATTTAAGCTGGTAAACCAATTGACAGCAGATTCAAGTATGCCCATCAAAGGTTCTAAAGCTGGTATAACAGTCTCAAGTAATTTGCCACCTACCTCAGCAAGTCCTTCTTTCGCTTTGTTGGAATAGGTTGTTAGTTTATCAATAGGATCTATTGTTTCATCAAATGTTGTTGCTACAGTTCCTGATGAGGATTTAGCTGCTTCAGCTAAATCATTAAAACTAAACGCCCCCCGTTTGATAGCATCTACCATACGTGGTGCAGCCTTGCTCCCAAAAACTTCCGAAGCAATACTCAAAGCTTTTGTTTCACTAGTTGAATTCTGTATTGCATTGACAGTCTCGTTCAATCCATCCGTCAAGGACTTCCCGTCTTTGGCATAGTTTACTGCAGCTTTTGAAAGAGAAGATAAAGCCGCAGAAGAGTCAATCCCACTTTTTTCAAATCTACCAATTAATGTCGCCCCCTCTTCAAAAAATAAGCCTAGCATCTTAATCTGAGGAGCTCCATCAATTGCTTTTTGAAAGATGGAGTCATAAGATTGACCAGTATCCTGGCCGACCTTTGTTACTGAGTCCAATACTCTCGCTAGATCCTCATTAGATAAACCGTAAGCATCAATTGCTTTCTTGGCATTTATTGCTGAATTTGAAATATCTTCTCCAGTTATTTTCGAATATTTCAATAGGTACTCTGCTGCAGATTGCAAAGTATCACCAGTAAGTCCAAATTGTGTATTTAACTCACCAACTGCGTCAGCAGATTCTTGAAATGTAGCCGATGGTAATGATGTAGCAATTCCTTTTGCAATTTCCTGAAGTCCTAACAAGGCTTCGCCAGTAAGTCCAGTCTTCGTCGTAACAGTATCCATCGCTTCGTCGATTTCAGACCATGCATCTACTGTTTTTTTACCAGCATCAACCATTTTTTGACCTAGTTGTCCTGCCTTTTCAGCAACGTTCATCATTACATCGGCTTTTAAGTATCCTGTAGCTTCCTTGATGTTTCCTGTTGCTGAACGGCTCGAATCCCCTAGATTCCCCATGGCTTTATCTATCTTTAACACCTCAACTTCTGCTTGCCCAATTTCATTTTGAAGTTGTCGCCATTCCTCTGTTCCGATTTTTTCCTTTCCTAATTCCTCTTGTTTCCGTTTCAACTCCTGGACCTTATCCTTGGCTAATGAAGATTGTTTACCTAATAACTTCATTTTTTCTTCGGACAATTCTACATTTTTAGGATCTAATTCAAGCTTCTGGTTGACGATATCAAGTTCTTTTGCAACATTGTTGATTTCTTTGTTGAGATTTAAAATAGACTTTGGATTTCCTACATCTTCGATATGTTTTTTGGTTGAATTCATTGCCTGGTCAACAACCTTCATCTGTGATTCAACTTTAGAAATTTCAAGTTGAAGCTTATTCCACTGTGCTGACCCAACTTCGGATTCTCCCAGTGCCTTTTGTTGCTTTTTGAGTTCAGCAATTTTCATAGCACCAACACGAGCTTGTTCCTGTAAGTTGAGCAACTTACGATTCAGCAAGTCGACATTGTCTGGATCCATCTTCAATTGTTTATTGATGTTGTTGAAATCTTTTTTCAAACTAGATAAAGCATTATTGATACCTTTTACAGATCTGTCAAATTCAACAGTATTGGCACCAAATTTGACATATAAGCCTTCAAATGTTTCAGCCATAGATTTCCTCCTTTCAGTTTTAGTCAGACATTACATTTAGTAATTCTGCGTTTGATAAAGTTTTCTTCTCATTTTCATTGATACTCATCTGATGTAGTGTCCCCATCAGATAATTAAAGTGTTGACTTTCTGCCCAAAAAACATCCATCCGATTTTCAAAAACAACCTTATAAATTTTTTCAGAAGTTATGACTTCTGTTGAGGCTTTTTTCTATCTTGAGGAACCTTTGCTCTACTTCGGTTAAATTCATAAAAGAGGTCTGAGAAAAAACCAATATCGATCAAATCCCCAAACCAAGGAGCAAGAGAGGCTGTTTCAGCAGTCAGCTCATTCTGTACCAAGCGACCATTCTCAACCTCACCGTACAGACAAGGGATGACTTCAGTTAGGAAGTTCATGAAATCTGGCTCCATAAGTAATGGCATTAGTTTGACTTTTTCTTCATCAGTTAAATCAGATAAGCTACCATTTGCACCAGTTACAAGGGCAAGCTGTGTGTAAGCTGTGAGTGCTTTTTGGTTGTCATCAAAGAAGTTGCGACCTGTTCGCTGTTCATACATCTTGATAGCTGGTAAAGAATAAAGAAAGCGCACTGTTTCAGTGTGCTCTCTTTCTTCACCATAACTATCAAACGCTGTGAATGATAGTTCTTTTTTAATCATTTTAGCCTCCTGGCACGATGGCTGTTGTTCCTAAAGCTTCATTGATAAAATCAATCAATTTCGTTGGGGTACTTGAAGCGAACAATTTATCAAATTTAGCACGGACAACACCCTTGTCTGTATCACGCCATACAATTTCTGAAACAGGTTTTTTATCTGAATCTAGAATGAAATTGTTAGGTGACGCAGTACATGGAATTTCGATTTCTTTTGGTGTAGCAGAACTTTCATCTGTTGTAGTGCTGCCTTTTGGAGCTGATGCTTTTACATTGGTCCAGATGTGGAACTCCTCAACCTCAGAACCAAACTCATCTGTAACCGTTTCAGCATATCCCCAAATGAAATTCGCATTCACACCAGTATCGATGAGCGCTGGAGGAGTTGAATTTGTCAGCTTTTTCCCCAAATGATCAATCATGAATTGTTTAGGAATTTGATAAGTCGTGATGGATCCCTCAGTTGATTTCTTACCTTGAAGACGAACGTGCTCCACATTGTCTGCGTAGTATGCCTTTGATTCTTGTGAAGTTTCAAAAGATGTTTTTCGCAAGCCTGTAAATGGGAATGGTGTTTTTAGATCGAGTGCGCCAGATTCTGTTTTTGAAATCTTAGCAAAGAATCCCATGGCATTACCATGAGTAATCTCTCGTGTGTCATATTTATAAGTCATTGTGACTCCTTCCTTAATTTGGTCTGATTTTTATTGATTTCATATTATTGAGAAAGATTTCTTTATTTTTGAGATAAGCTGGTCTGATGTGTTCTTGAGGTGCTACAAATCCACCATTTTTTGTTGCATGCCCATTTTCTAACAAGTGAGCAAGCGACTTCTCTTTCCCGTTGTTATATACTACAGCGATATCTTCAATGGTCTCGTGAGTCCATCCTTTTTCATATACTCCGTTTCTTCTAGGACTTCCGTCTCTAATATCTCCAGCGGTGCTTTTTCCTGCTTTTTCTATGATTTCTAAAACTTGATTCTGTATATCGATTTTTAATGTTTTCACATTAACGCTACCACTTCCCACTTGTGAATACCTCGATTCTGTAGGTTGTAAGTAAGTAATCTGTATCAGGCTGTTTTAGATTCAACTGACTAGGTTCACACATAAAATTAGACAGCATCAATTCCTCAATGCTGTCTAGTTTCTTCTTGTGATAGTGACTGATTTGAATAGTCACTTTTCTCATGTGTACTGTGTCATCAGCAGTAATACTACTACTCGGAGTTAAACGATAGTAAAGAATAACGTTGTCAGGAGAGGACTTTTCCTCACGTTCCATATAGAACACTTTTGATTTTAAAGTGTTTTTTTCTAGGATTTCTTGAATTTCTTGCCTGGTGAAGAACTTCTTAGCCATTATTTCAATTCTCCTAATTCAATTATCGTGTAGTGGCCATCATCAGATTCAGTTCCAACATTTACCTTGTACTCTTTCCCTTTGTACTTCACGTAGTCTAAGGAATCTGTCACATAGTTAGAACGTATCCGAAATCTTGCTGTCAAAACTTGACCATCTGCCAAAGCTTTATCAAGCCTACGTTGGTAGATTTTCTCTTTTTCAGCTTTGACTTTCTTTTCTACAACTTGTTTTTCAAAAACACCTTTTTCGACCTCTGTACGCTTATCGTAACAAAGGATGATTGATACTCTAGATGATTTCATGATTAAACTCCGTAAATAGCTTTTAATTGATAGAGAATATTTGTCAATTCTTCATCAATCCAGCTCATTGTTGTTGAGTTTCCTGTCATCAAGGATTTATCAAATCTCTGAACACATCTCAAATGTAACCAATCTAAAATTGTTTCTTTATCATCCTCTTCAATCTCATCCCATTCTGTCAATTCGCTTTCTTTATCAATGCGAGTGATAGGAATGTTGTTTCTCGTTAGATATGAAATCCCACTATTTATGTAGCTTAAAAGTTGAGTGTCAAAGATTTCTTCTTCGACATCAACTTCAACCATTTCTTTAATTTGATTAAGGATTGTCATTTTAGACTCCCCTTTCTATTTAAAATCAACCTTTTGTGAATTTCACAGCTGATTTGTACTGACCAAGTCGGCCACCAAGCACGCTAGCAAGTTCGATATGACGGCGATTCATCGTTACATCATAGTCTTCAAAGCGATCAGCAGAGACATCATCACCAATCATCTTATAAGCCTTGTCAGCAAATGCGATAATTGGGTTAGTCGCATCTTCCATCCAGTCATAGACATATACTTGGTAACCAGCAATGACATTTCCTGTTTGTGAAATTGGTGCGAATGGTTGTGGATCAATGTAGCGTTTTTCGCCATCCTTAACCATTTTAAGTTTACGGGCAATGGTTTTTGAAGTTACCAAAATTGGAGTTGTATTTGCAGCAAGTTTATCAATCCCTTTGACGAGGGTTTCTAAAACAGTACTGTCAAATTCCCCGTCAACACTGATTTCTTGTGTATCAAATAGTTGAGCAAGTGTTTCTTCTGCAATAGATTTAATTTCAGTGATTTTGTCATCATCATCACTATTTTTACCATCGCCGATAACAACAGCACGTTCAACTGCACGGATAAAGCCTTGGACTAATTCATTCATCACATAGTTGAAGTAAGCACCTGTTGTATCCTTCTTCAAGTCAGCATACTCAAAACTGTACTTGATGTAGACAGCTGCAGAGTTGATTGTATAATCGATAAATACAAAAGATTCATCTTTCTTTGTTTTGCCATTCTGATGGCCTTTAGCTTTTGCTTTTTGCGTTTGAAGTGAAATACGTACTGCATAACGAGGATCTTTGGTTACATGGTTCAGGATACCGTCGTAATCATTAAATGCATTTTGGATTGCAATCAATACTGGTTCAGGTAAGATTTTGCCAACATCAGTTACACCTTTTTCAACCAGATTTGCTTCCCACGCTTTGCGGGCACTGTTTGAGCTGCCTTCGTTATCCATGAGGATTCGAGCGAAATCAAGTGCAGCTTCTTTTGTTTTTAAGTATTCCATTTGTGTCTTGCCTTTCTGTACTTCCTTGATAGATTTAGCAGCTTTATTGAGATTGTCTTCTTTTTCTTCAATTTCAATATCTAACTTAGAAATTGTGTTCTTGAGTTCCTTTGCTTTGGATGCCAATTCTTCTGCATCTGATTTCAACTGTGCAAGTTCTTCTTCTCCAATAGTTGCTGACTTCAATTTCTCTTCGATTGAAGCTTTTTTTAATTTGACCTCAGATAACTCATCTGCATGTTTTTGTCGTTCTTCCATCAATTCGACTAGTGTTTTCATTTTTTTCTCCTTTTTTAAATCGTTGCAAGTTTACTCATGATATCTTGCTTCATGTTCGCCTGAGCGATTCGCTTGTCAACCACAGACATATCAAATCCCTTAATATTATCAACGGTTGCTTGAGGATTGGCTGGCACGGTCACGACAGATATTTCAAAGATTTCAACTTCTTTAAAAATCCATCCACCGTAAGGTTGCTTAGCGTCAACTGGCTCATAATCATTAATAAAAAATCCAATGCTCAGACTATCCAGTGCCCCCATCTTCATGAGGTCATAGGTTTTCTTAGCTTCTGGATCACTTAGATTGAATGTCGACCGTGTTCGCAGACCTTTTTCATCTACCGACAGCTCATGCTTACCGATGACACGATTGCGATCATGGTTTAAGCACATAGGTACGACAGCTTTAGTCTTCAGAGTGTTATCAAAACACCCCTTGGCCATCACATCGCCGTCTCTGTCGGTATTGCCATAAGTGGAGGCATAAGCCTCAAAATGAAAGTCAGCTGACTCTTCCTCAACTGACTTAACGACAAAGGTTTTTAACTTTTCCATAGCCTACCTCCTTTCTTAAAATTTCTGCCAACCGCCCACCCTATTTTTAATTACCTTCGCTCGGTTCGATACGGACTGCATTTAGATTAGTTTCGAATACTTCTCCACCTTCATATCCTGGAAGCCCTAGATAGGTTTCACGGAATTCATTTGAATTCATCAAACCTGCGTATTTAGATTTAAATCCACCTTCAACGAGATCCTTGAATGAAATCATGTCAGCCATATCGAAGAAGACCAAGAGCTTGTTCCCCTGTGTCCTTGCCGTCTTCGTGAAATATTTTCTATTAATTTCTTCAGAGAATACACGTTGATATAATTTCATGACGCTAGAATAGTAAGCTCTATATTGTTCTTCTGTATAGTCACAAGTAAACAATTTTTCATTAATCCCATGAGCATGATAAAGTTGTGATTTCAGAAACTCCATCTCTTCTTTAGAAGCGGTTGAGTAATCTTTGTTTAATTCCATAAAATCCTCACCTTGCTCAAGATAGGCAATGCCACCATTTTCAGCAAGTTCCATCATGATATCAACTCGACTCTTAGCTTGTTTCTTCAAATGTTCATCTGCTGCTTTAGTTGGTAGTTTTAAGAATCCTCTCAACTTTGAATTCCCTCTGCCTAACTTCTCGGTTAACGCATCAAGGTTGATATCAATTAATTCTGTGATTTGGTTTAGTTGACTTGTCACGTTTAATTTAGGATTCTCAAAAACCCAGACATCGCTAAGAGGTAGCTCAATCTCTACATCATCAATCATGATTTCAACTCTCTCTGCAGTCCATGATATTGTTTTCTTTGCAAGCCAAATTTCAATCAGTCGACCATTTTCCCAACGTGGAACAACGACTGCAACACCATCTTTCAGCATAGCTCTTGTTACATTTGCCCAAAACACAACTGGTATTTCAAGAGGATTTGGAGAGAAAGATAAAACATTTGCAAGATCACTATTTTCAAACCACTCCATCTTATCAACTCCTGTCGGATTTCGAGTGATTCTCACATGCTTAAATCGAACTTGTGCAGTATCTGTTGAAATCTTATTGTAGATATTATCTAAGTAAATCGAATTTCTTCTCCAATAATTCAAATTTCTTTGTAAATAGGTCCTTGTGGATTTTCTATTACTTGGTCTGAAAATTCTAGCAAAGACCTCTCTTAAATTATTTATATATTTATTCATTCTTCACCTCAATCAAAATAATAACTCAAGTCTTCCTTGAAATTTTCGTAGCAGATAAAAGCATCTAACTGACTAGCAAATACGTCAATCTTTTCTTTTGCCTTTTCTTTATTTGGAAATACATTGTTATTCGCATCGATCTTGACACGAACATTTGCATGGTTCCAAGTTGCCACAGGATCGTCAAAGATGATTTTCCCCATCTTAGCTTTTTCTTTATACACTTTTAAAGGATTGGATAAGCTCTTGACCGTTTGTGGAATGTCGTGACATATATCTCCGTAGTAGGCATTAATTAAGCGGATAAGCTCTTTTACATTCCAGCGGTCATATCCGACTGCAACTGGTAAGATTCTATTCTCGCTCATAAACTGCCTTAACTCCTCAAAGATATAGGCTTGGTCATTGTAGTCCAACTCATGAACATGAAGCTGTCCACTAAGCTCCCACTCAGCGTATTTGTCCCTCAGTTCTTTCGGAAGTCCTTCAATCGTATGACGTGGCATGAATTTCTTGTTCAAATACTGACGCTCTTCGCCACGCACGACCATAAATGAGACCGAACAAATATCATTGACATCCGACAAGTCAACACCAAGCACACAGCGAGCACTCCGCTCCTCATTTCCGACAAACAAACTCTTATCAAACTTATCTGACCAACCCTTACACTCTTCATTACTGAAGTAAGCAAGATAGTTATTAACAGGGAGATTAAATGTTTTAGCCATTAGCTCAGCCTGTTGTGCTGGATCATTCTTGCTCATTTCAATATCCTTGGCAATCGTCTCCTTCTCAGTCGTTATACCGAGTAAAGGCATAGCTTTCTGCCACATATCTGGATTGTGAATTTCAGAAACATCATCCAGCTGATAAATCCAAGGCATGACCGAATCATTGATAATCTTTTCATCAAGAATATCTACCCAGATGTTGTAATACTTATCAAAAAGCTTGTCCCGTTTCGTCCCATTAGTGGAGATGTACCATGTTATCCAATTTTTTCGCTTACGACTCGAACCATCATTCACAACCTTGATGAAGTCATCATCATAAGTGTGCACTTCATCAAAAATATTGTAGTGAGCATTAGTACCATCAAGGCTTTCATAGTCAGAAGTCTTGATTGACATAAGACTATTAGTTGTCTCGTACAAGATACCTTGTTTAGTTGACCGTAGTATGTCAGCTTCACGCATATAGTGTAGCAAGCTCTCTTCGTTCGACAGCATAGCTCTAGAAGCATTAAACAGATAGCCAGCTTGTTCACGACTGTAAGCTAGAAGCTGAATATCAGCACCCCACTCACCGTCAATAATCTGACCAACCTCACCAATGGCAGAACCAAGGGTGGTTTTTCCTGTACCACGAGGTACAATAATAGGCACCTCATGAATGAGACGCCTTTCTTCAAAATCTTTATATTCTTCAAGTGTATCGGGATCTGTTTTTGTAACTTCAACTGTATGATAAAAACCCCACGTTGTTTCTAGCCAGACCTTCTGAGGTAAGGCCAAACGTAACTTTCCAGCAAGACCTTTAGTGTTGCTGCACTCTTCCTCAATGAACTCAATCCGTTTGTCAGCTTCTTCTTGTTTGAAGATGTATTGCTCCTTGTACCTCTCTACTCGTTTAATCGACTTCATCGTAAGTTCACAAACACGAATCTTCCCTGAGTAGACCAGCTGAGCATATTTATCAAAATATCTCATCTCAACCATATCGAGCCAACTTCTCCTGAATCATTTCTTTGAGACTATCACCCTGTGGACTTTGCTTTTCAATCGTTGACATAATCTGCATGTTTAGCTTTTGATACTTTTCCATTCCATCAAGTAGATACTTATCAGGTAACTCACCATCATTGATAACTTTATTGATTTCCAGCTGAAAGTTTTCAATCACTTTTTGATTATGATTGTATTGAGTTTTTAAATTTTTCAAACCTACTGAATCATTGTCATTGATTTCAAGCATTTTTTCTTTTGGAATCAACTTGAAAGTCTTACGAGATAGTTCAACACGTTCTTCTCTTGTATACTTTTGCCGTTGATTTGCCAGCTTTTCTAACTCTTTGAATTGACTTTTTGTGATATTCGACCGAGTTTCTTCAAATATGCCTAGCTTTTTTCGATACCTGGTGAGGGTAGCACGACTTATTCCTAGCTTTTCTAAAACTTCATTGATTTTCAAAATCATGCTCCTTTCTTGTATCAATTTTCGTCATTTTTGGGGGAGAGGTATATAAGAGGATTGACACCGTTATTATTTTTTGTGTGTGAAAATTTTAAATAGGGGGGATCTGATAAAAAACAAAAATAAAAAAACAAAAATAAAAAAATCAAAATAAATT